ATGAGGACGCTCCTGGAGCGGGAGATGTCAAAATTTGATTTGTGGAGAACTCGCAGTAATTACTTGAAATCCTCTGTAGGTGGTGCTAAAGTCGATTATGCAGAGTGCTTACATGATTGAGGTGACGAGATGGCAGATGAAATGCATAATCATGCATTCAGGTGGAGCGAGAAGATGCCCGATTTGGGGACTGATGTTGTCGTTTCGTGGCAGACCCCGGACGGGGCAAAAGGCATGACATGGTGTTTTATCGGCACGAACGGCATGATGAACCCGAAGACCGAGATTCCGCACAACGCATTGCTGTTCGGATGGGTGTACGACAGGTAAATTTTTAAGCGTAAATATATAAATTTTCTCTTTTCAACGGCTCACAAATGTGATACAATCAACTCAGAGGTGGAAGAAAGGAGAAAATCATGAAATATTACGCATATTACCGGGTCAGCACCGAGTCTCAGGTCGAGAAGAACGGCATTCAGATGCAGATTGATGTTGTTACCCGCTACGCAGCTGAACATGGCATCAAGATCGAGGCTGTTTTCAAGGATGAGGGCATCTCCGGCACGAAGGAAGACCGTGAAGGGCTGTATGAACTGCTTGCCACGATGGAAGACGGCGACAGAGTCATCGTGCAGAACACTTCCAGGCTGTGGCGTGAGGACAATGTTAAAGTATTTGTCCACCGTGCGCTGAAGAAGATCCACGGCGATGTTCTGTCTGTCGAGAACGAGCGATACACGATTTACAAGAAAGACCCACAGGACAAGTTTTTCAATGCCATCATGGAAGCCCTGGACGAACTCGACCGTGACATGATCGCCATGAAGCTTGCCAAGGGTCGCAAAGCGAAAGCACGGCGTGGCGGCAAGTCCTGTGGCGTTGCTCCTGTCGGTTACAGGTGGGACGGCAGAGTTGTCGTGCCGGACGAGAATGCCGAGAAGGTAGTCGCCATGTTCAACGAGTATGTCAACAGCTACGGCAACTACAGTGCCGTAGTCAGGATGTGCAAGCGCAACGGATGGAAGACCCCCCGTGGCAATGATTTTGAAGTTCCGGCAGTCAAGCTGATCCTGAGTAACGAGTTTTACATCGGGATCGTGAAGTGGAACGGCGTTAAGTCACAGGGGACGCATCAGCCCATCGTTGACGAGATGCTGTTCAGAGAGGCACAGGAGTATATCGGACATGGCAAGGGCTACTGACATAACGATTCGACAGGAACTGCGACCGTGTCTCGTGGGAAACAAGAAGTGCCTGTTCCACAAATGGGTGACTGGATATCATCCACGAGCCAGCCACCTGGTCGATGAGGATGGCGAGGATTACTGCGAGGTCATGATATGCGAGACCCCGATGGCTCTCGTGGAGCATGAGGACGGCACGGTCACAACGGAAAGTGCCGAGGTGGTGAAATTTGCAGACTCAAAGGGATTGTTCGGGGAATATGCATTCTGAGAGCATCATCGACAAACTGATCGATTATGAGTTGGTCTCAAAGGGGGCGGCGTACTTCTCCAATGGCGAGTACGAGAGTGCGATAGTCGGAGTAACCGATGACGGATGCTTCGTCTATGACTTTTGGAAGATGGTCGAGTACACGATGGAGAACAGCGATTGCAGTCCTGAACAGGCATATGACCATGTCGCATCGAGCATCTGCAATTTCGTCCCGGTCATGGGCGATAAGCATCCTGTGATATTTTACGGTCTTGAAGACCTGGCGTTGTAGCTCAGTGGTAGAGCAACTGATTTGTAATCAGTGTGCCGTGAGTTCGATCCTCACCTTCGCCTTTTGGGTTTTGTTGCGGTAGCAACCCACACACTTATCCCGCCGGGTATAGTGATGAACCGCAACAGTGTGCTGATATCGGCTCTGCTCTTAAAGTCAGCGCACTCACGGAGTGGACACTGGTTGTCGTATGGTATCGGGGGATGCCTATGGTGGTTCGAACCCACCCACTTCGACTCTGCTGTTGTCCCACGGCAGAATCCTTCCTGAAGCAGAAATGAAATATCCAGTGGATTTCACAGGGGTTGCAGTCCCGATATTTGCCACTGGGAAATGGAGTCTTGGCTCAGTGGTAGGGCAGTGGTCTCATAAGCCATCGGTCGAAGGTTCGAACCCTTCAGGCTCCACTCACGAAAGGCGGTAAGATGTCTGACGGTACGCTTTATGTCGCAACCAATGATGGGAAATACAAGCCGCTTTGCAAGGTGTCGGAAATCCAAATCCCGGAAGTAGAGCGCAGTGACGGAGACATTACCGTATCCGACTGGAACATGGCGTTTGAGTTTGAAATGGATTGCGATGGCTCTGCCCTCATAACAATCGTGAGGATGATAACAAACCTCAATACGAACAACTGGCGTAAGCTTCACGGCTTGAGGATGCTGCACCACAACAGAACGCTGAAAAGGAGACAGAGATGACAAAAGCCGACAAGCACATGGCAATATGCGAGAAGCTGAACGAAATCTACAAGCAGAAGAACGCTGCCTATGGCGACTCCTTCTCCGAGACATTCAAGAAGCTTGGCATCATCTCTGCCGTCACCCGGATTACAGACAAACACAACAGGATCGTGAATCTTGTCGGACACAAGGATGTGGACATGGGTGATGAGAGCATCCGGGACACGCTGCTCGACATGGCGAACTACTGCATCATGACGGTCATCGAGATGGACGAAAAGCAGAGCAAGGATGCCGTATCGTCCTTCCGGGAGTGGTCAGAACAGTACAATGCCATGCGGAGTCAGAAGCAGCGCATCGAGGATGCATCGAGAGGAGTTCAGGCGTGACAATCAGGGCAAAATATTCCGTTCCCGGAGTGTATGAAGACAACCCGCCGATTCAGGCTCATCCGCACGAATGGGTAGACCTGAGAGCTGCAGAAGACATCACGATGATAAAGGGCGACTTCAGGATGATTCCTCTTGGCATCTGCATTGAACTGCCGCCTGGATACGAGGCACTGGTACTTCCGAGATCATCGACATTTAAAAATTTCGGAATCCTTCTCGTCAACGGCATGGGCGTAATCGATGCCGAGTACTGCGGAGATAATGATGTGTGGCACTTCCCGGCACTTGCGATGCGTAACACGATAATCCACAAAGGCGACCGCATATGCCAGTTCAGGATAATCAAGCAACAGCCCGATATCGAGTTTGAGGTTGTTGAGCATCTTGGCAACAAAGACCGCAAGGGTCTTGGCTCTACTGGAGTGAGGTGAGGACATGATGAAGGATGCAAATGATATCAACAGGATATTTGAGGGCATCAAGAAACTCGACATCAACAAGATGTCGTGGGTGGATCAGATGCGGTACGTACTCTATGTGTCAAAGTTCGCAGAGGACATGGAACCGCTCGTGAAGAAGTACGCCAAGGCGGGCGAAACGAAGGGCGAACTCTTCGATGAACTGCTCCAGTACTTCAAGGACGCTGACAAAGAACCGCACGATACCGAGATCAAGCCGGAAGATGACGAGGTGGACGATGCCGAGAATTGAGAATGTCGAGATTTACGGATTGAAGGAAAGCTTCCGGGCAAGCAAGTTTCCGATGAAGACCGACCCCGCCACTGCAACCGATGACTACACTGAGGTGATCGAAGGGCTTGCAAATACGCCCATTGGTTCGGGGCATGACAACTTCCTTGTCGGCATCGTGGTGCAGTTCGACCTGACAATATCTCAGCACTCCAGGATTCAGTTTCTCAGATATCACCATGTCGATACAATCAGCTCGATGAGCGTTATGCACATGGTCACGAGGTTCGACCTGAGAAACATGGCAAACAAGTATGTAGACACGGCAATCATTGCACGGCTTGAGGAATTGCAGAAGCAGTACCTCGCCGACAAGACCGAGGAGAACTTCCTTAGGCTCATCTACAACATCCCGTCAGGCTTTGAATTGACAGCCCGGATAACAACGAATTACCGTCAGCTGAAGACCATGTACGCTCAGAGAAAGCACCACAGACTGCCGGACTGGAAGTGCATCTGCCGATGGATTGAGACACTGCCGTATGCAAGCCTCATCACCGGGGATAAGATCGACTGACAACTGTTGGGGGATTAGTGCAACGGAATAGCAAGTGGGACTTTGACTCCCAAGACGATGGTTCGACTCCATCATCCCCTGTTATCATCACGGTCTTTTGAATCGGCGTTTCCCACCCGCCATTGCTTGCGCCGATGATTTTTCAGCCATGATGATACCTCTGACCCTTCTACGGCATCGGCTGTGATTAAAGGGGTGTCAAAAGCCCCGGAAGGGATTTCCGCTTGGCGAGGTTTTCCTCCTTTCCTCTACTACCTCACCCCGCCAAGTGGGTGTGTCCTTGCAGTGTTGGCACACTGCTCCTTTCCCCTACTACGGCAACTGGCTGTGACTAAAGGGACTTCAGATGTCCCGGTAGGGATTTTGCGGACGGCTGTAACACATCAAAGAGCGATCTGTGCGGAGCAACTCTTTTCCACTCTTCACCGTCTGCAAGGCAACGCAATGCCCGGATTTGATCGTCTTTCGGTTTGCGTTGGTCATATGAGTTTGGCGAGTGAGCGGAGAGGGTATCGCTTCTGTCCCCGGCGGGGCAACAATCAGCGGTCTGCTTGAGCGAACCAAGCAGATGTCGTGCGGTTATGACGGGTTCGATTCCCGTTCTCGCCAATATGAGAAATATAGCTGACTCCCGATGGGAGACATATAAACGCATTACATCAAGCATCGTCAACGGCGACATGATGCAGTACAAGGCTCAGAGCGAACTGTATCAGGTGCTGATGAATCTCCAGGCTGAATGTGTAATCGAGGATGACCCCATAGTTTATGAGTATGCCATCAAGGCGTGTAAGTATGCCCGTCAGATGGCATATTACATGGTTTCAAATGCGGGATCAGACGAAGCTGCCAACGCCTATTATGAACTCTACTGGAAGTTCATGCTGTTTGAGGCACAGCACCATCAGATTGACAGTGGACTGATATACCTTGAGAAGAACAGACAGCCGAAAGACAGGTTCTATGAGCCACGCCGTGCGGTGTTCATGAAGCATGGCATCATGCAAGCATTCCAAGACCTCATAGATGACAAAATTGACTTCATGGCAGTCTCTCTCCCACCGGGTTCCGGCAAAACGTCGATAGAAATCTTCGTTCTCTCACTGGTCGGCGGGTGGTATCCGAATGATTTTAACCTGTCTTCGGCACACTCAGCCATCCTGACAAGGTCGCTGTATGACGGCATCCTTGAAATCCTGAATGACCCTGTCGAATACACATGGCACGAGATATTTCCGGGTGCAACAATTCAAGGCACGAATGCCAAGGAGACAACGATAAACCTCGACCGTCCAGGTCGATTTAAAACATGGACGATGAGATCGATTGACGGTTCGCTGACGGGTGCTACCCGTGCGAATCGTTTTTTGACTGCGGATGACTTGGTATCCGGCATCGAGGAAGCACTGAACAAGAACAGACTTGAGAGCCTGTGGAGTAAGGTCACAAACGACCTGTTCTCACGAATGCTTGACGGGTGCAAACAACTGTTCTTTGCCACGAGGTGGTCTACGGCAGATCCCATCGGACGGATGTACGATATGTACCACACAAATCCGAGGGCAAGGTTTATTGCAGTTCCGGCACTGGATGAGAACGGCGAATCCAACTTCATGTATGATTTCAACGGTTTCTCCAAGGAGTACTTCCTGATGCAACAGAGGGCGATGGATGAGATATCCTTCAACGCCTTGTATCAGCAGAAACCGATTGAGCGTGAAGGTCTGCTGTTCCCGCCGTCCAAGCTGAGAAGGTTCTTCCGTGACAAGCATGAAGTGCCGGAAGAGATGCAAGTGTTTACCGTGTTGCCGAATCGAGACCCCGATGCCATATGGGCAGTCTGTGATACCAAGGACAAAGGCTCTGATTTCCAGTCCATGCCGATTGCATACCAGTTCGGGGAAGATTTCTACATCCTCGATGCGGTGTTTGATGACACTGCCGATTATGACATCCTCGACAGGAAGACGGCAGATATGCTTATCTACCATCAGCCGCAGCTTGCGAGGTTTGAGTCCAACTCAGCGGGTGGTCGTGTTGCCGACAACATCGAGAAGATGATTAAAGGTCAGTGCCGGACACAGATTGAGACTAAGTACACAACTGCGAACAAGGAGACCAAGATTCTCGTAAACAGCGACTGGATCATAAAGCACTGCCTGTTCCTCGACCCCGCCTGTTATGCACCGAATACCGATTACGGCAAGTTCATCGGGAATATCTGCTCTTACACTACGAGAGCCAAAGTCCCGCACGATGACGCACCCGACAGCATGGCTCAGTTGTCGGAATTTATCGCCGACCGACTGGGCAGAAACCGCAATACAGAGTTTATCAACAGTCCGTTTTGAGGAGTGACCATGTTATCAACGCAATATCTCAAAGATTACATCGATGCCTTGAAGGAGATTGACGAGATTCAGGAGAAGATAACCCGGCTTGAGGCTGAGATTGCCAAGGTCGAGGAGCGTATCCTGGAAATCCAGGAAGGTGAGGTAGTGAAAGACCTCGTCTATGGCGGTGAGGGCGGTCAGCAGCCGTTCCACATCGAGGGCGTTCCGCTCCCGGAATACAGCGAACGCAAGCAGATGCTGAAGATAAAAAAGGCACTGCTGAGTCAGCGAAAAGCGACACTGGAAATCCTGAAGATCGACCTCGTGCAGAAGACACGGGATGTTGAGACATTCATCTCCTCGATCCCGGACAGTCAGATGCGGCGCATTATCAATCTGCGGTTCATTCAGAGGCTGTCTTGGAACGCAGTGGCAATGCGTATGGGCGGCGGAAACACTGACGAGACTGTCAGACAAGCATTCCACCGATTCATGAATAAGTGAATGTTGTCACGCTTGTCACGGGATAATGTGTTTTAATTTAAAATGAGCGATTGCGATGATGATTCAAGACACTGCGGAGACCCGTGGTGTCTTTTTCTTTACCCCAAGAGGATGGTTGCATGGAAGAGAGACAGTATTCCGGGTTAGGACGCCGGGTCATATACACTGATGCCGAGAGCATCACCGAGGATAATGTCATCCAAGAGTTGCAAAATGCGATGATGACGCATGAGCGCAATGTGATCGACATGGACTTCCTCATCAACTATGAGAAGGGCGTACAGCCCCTTCAGAGAGAAAAGAAGATTCGTTCCGACATCGACATCAAGGTCGTTGATAATGTCGTTTCTGAGATTACGGAATTCAAGGTGAGTTACTGCCTTGGCAACCCCATTACATACATTCAGCGTGGTGACCGTGCTGACGGCGAGAAGGTGGATACAGATGCCATCTATGCGCTGAATGAACAACTGGATGCCGAGGAATCCTACGCTACCGATCAGGAAACTGAGCGGATGAAGCAGATATGCGGAATCGCTTTTCAGTTTGTCGATATCAAGCGTGACTGGGAAGAGGGAGATGCTGCATTCGACCTCGTGTCGCTCGACCCAAGGTCTTCCTTCGTGGTTTACCGCAACGATGCCCTGAAGCGGAAGATGATGGGTGTGTCCTACAGCACCGACCTCAAAGGCAACAGGCACTTCACGGTATTTACCAAATCCCGCCGATACGAGATCGACAATATGTGGCGCATCGTGAATGGCAGAGAGAGCCGAGACCTGTGGCAGTTCGGAAACCGTTCCGGCGAGGCTAATCCACTGAATGCTATTCCGATTGTCGAGTTCCAACGCTCTTATGACCGCATGGGATGCTTTGAGAGGGTCATCGACCTTCAGGATGCACTGAACATCACCGAATCTGATTTTCTGAATGGAATCTCTCAGGAGACACAGAATATTTGGTGGGGCAACGACCTCAACTTCCCGAAGGACGAAAACGGCAAGATAATCGTACCGTCCACGGGACAGTGGATTCTCTCCTCGACAAACGGTAACGGCGACCCGAAGATTCAGGCACTGACTGTCAATACTGAGAGGGGTTCAATTCTGAACGACATCCAGTACAAGCGAGACAGCATCAAGTCCCAGTGTTTTGTGCCGACTACCTCTGATCCAGGCGGCGGCTCGACTGGCACTGCCTATTCGATGTCTTCAGGTTGGCAGAACGCCGAGATTCAGGCGGCGAAAGAGGAACTGCTCATCCGCAAGGCAAAGATGGAAGTGGCAGACCTCATTTTGAGAGCCATCAAGAAGTCGCCCGACACTCCGGCTGACAGCCCTCTGTTGAAACTGACTGCGGGTAACCTCAGACCGTCTGTAACGAGAAACAAGACATACGATATGGCTACAAAAGCGAACACGCTTGCGACCCTTGTGTCCCACGGAGTTGCTTTCCAACACGCACTCCGTGTCGTGGAACTGTTCCCTGATGTCAACCTTGTGTTTGAGGACTCCAAACCGACCATCAAGCGGTATCTCGACAAGGTCTATGCCGACCCGCAAGCAAACGCTGTATCGGGCA